CAACGGCTTATACGAAGAGGGAAATAAACCCTATTACATAACATACAGTCCTGACACTGAGATTAGAAGCAATTTGCCTTACATATTGCACCAAGCTGATCTTATGGCGTCAAGGATAGAAACACAAATTTAATCATGATTATCGGAATTATATCAATCGTTCTATGGGTGGTAGGAGTCGTAGGATATGTCATCTGGAATCTCTTACAAAAAAATAGAAAGCTAGAAGAAATTGTACTTACGCAGTCTTCGTTTGTCAATGACACGATTGTAATGCTGGACGAATTTAACGCCCTAGTAAATAAAATTGACATGACAATGTGGGTTCAATCTGACCCAGAATTGCTTCAATTGTTTGAAACTATTAAACAAGTCCAAAAAAGGGTGCAAGAATTCACCGGGAGAAAATAAACTATGGCAGAGGAAAAAGAAGCTGAATTCTTAGGGCTTACTAAAAAAGGATCACCAAGGAAAAGAAAACCCAAGACTAAAAATAACTATTTTACGGTAGAGACCGAGAACGCTATTTTACGTTATAGAGCTTCAAAAAGTCAAGCAGAACAGAATAGGATATACAACAATGAAATTCATCATGCCTTTTATAAATTGGCGGAAAATATCATTCATACTTTTAAATTCTATCACACAGAAGTAGATAATATTGAAGATTTAAAGTACGAAGTAATATCTTTTTTGCTACAGAAATTGCACCTTTACGATCAATCGAAGGGTAAAGCCTATTCTTATTTTGGCACAATAGCGAAAAGGTATTTGATCATCTACAATCAAAAGAATTATAAAAGACTGATCTCTAAAATAGAGGTAGAAGAGGTAGATAATCACAACGAAACTCACAAAAGTTTAGTATTGGATCCACACGAAGAAGAAATAGATAGATTGGACATCATTGAGATGTTTATCAAGCACTTGGACGATAACTTAATGGACCTATTTGACAAAGACGACGAAGTAAAAGCTGCGGATGCTATATTGGAGATATTCAAAAAGCGAGAAAATATAGACATATTCAATAAAAAAGCGCTTTTCATTTACGTAAAAGAGATAGCAAATGTGCAATCTAACACCATTACTAAAGTAGTTAAAAAGCTAAAGACGATTTATTTGGACATATTACAAGATCAAATAGAAAACCACGATCATGATATTTATACCTAAACGCAATCATGGAATTAGAAAAAGAGATATTTCCCGGTAAGAAAATATCAGACCTTGTACAAGAGGTTTACAATAGACAGAACAATCAGGACTCGGCAATCAAAGCTAAAATAGAAGAAATTTCCGACATGATAGAAGGACCTGGCGATGCCATAGTTCTTATGCCGCAGATCAAGGGCCTTATAGATTCTAGCCTTAAGAACGACGAAGTTCTTGTAAAATTATTGGGACTTTTCCAAAAAGCGGCCCAAGCGGTTCAAAAAGAGGTCGAAATTATGGATGGATTGCTTTCTGAAAAGGACATAGAGCAATTAATGAAAGAGGTTAATACCATAAATTCCATCGCGCCAAAACAAATAACTGATAAGTAATGGCATGGACTAATCCTCAAGGTATTAGAGCGGAAAGTAAAGGACCTGATATTATAATCGGTAGGGTAAAAGATATTGTTTTAGGTCCTTATAAAAGCGGAGATACGAACTTAAAAGACGATAATTTTAGTACCTACGACGATATAGGTAAAATATCTTTTGAATTCATGTACAGTCCAAATAGTATATCTTTAGGATCCTCTTCAAAAGAAGCTTATCCAATATTTAGTGTAATTAAACAACTTCCTGTCATAGGAGAAATAGTGTTTATTACTAGGGGACCTTTTCACGGACTTAATGATAACTTTAATAGTCAAAGACTGTTTTATTTTCCACCTTTTCAAGTGTGGAATTCCGTAAATCATAACGCTTTTCCAAATATGGAAGAGTGGGCCCAATTTACACAGCAGTACAAAAAACAAGCCAATTATCAGGGGCAATCTCAATCAAGCGATGCTGAATGGCCAAAGGGGTACTCATTCTCTGAAAAGGACATAAAATCATTAACACCGTTTGAAGGCGACACAATAATAGAATCCAGATTTGGCCAATCGATAAGATTTGGGTCTACCACTCCAGTGATGAAAAAATTCAATCATTGGTCCTCTTCTGGAAATAACGGTGATCCGATTACGATTATTAGAAACGGACAAGGTAAAGTTTCAAATTCATTGGATCCTTTTGCAACTACAGTAGAAGATATAAATAGCGATGCATCTTCTGTATATCTAACCGCAGGACAAACTATAATAATTGATTCTATACAAAGAGGAGATTATCCATTGAACTCTTTCGAAAGTGTAGATGTGCAAGTTCAACAACAAAATGTTATCGCATCTTTCTATCAACTTCCTGTGTCAAACAATTCTCAAGATGCGGCCAGTCAAGATTCTTCAGTATTAAATAGTTTATCAACTCCTCAATAATGTACACTCCTCAATTTCCATATACAGGTAATCAAGCCATAATAACTTCTGATAGAGTCACTTTATTGGCTGATAAAGATTCTGTATTCGTATTTGGAAGACAGGCAGTAAGCTTATCAAGCGTGCACACAATTAACATAGACGCAAACGATAGAGTAACCATAAGTTCTCCAATAATAAGTCTAGGAGCAAAAGACGCAGACACAAATGGAGAGCCGGTACTATTGGGAAACTCTTTGGTTAATCAACTATTATTATTGTTGGACAATCTTAATACATTTTTTATTCAAGCGGCCGATGTACAATATTCGGATTTATCGACTCTGAGAACTAATATAAGTGCTCCAGCAAACGCATTATCAAAAAAATTAACTCAGATAAGAAACGCAATTCAAAATTCTACTAGATCTGAAGTAGTGTTTTTACAAAAAAATAGTACTAGCTAATGGCAGAAATAGATATATTTGAGAGTGCAATTAAAGCAGCCAATACAAATCTCGATAATATAAAATCGACAATAGATGTTGTGTTTAACGGTACTCAAGAATACTCTCCTGGAGAATTGAAGACTGCAGGAATCAACGATAGAATTAGGGACATTGGTATATTGGGTGTATTAGAAGTAATTTCCGGATTGAATCTTTGTTCATTATTAGCTTACGAAGTAAACATAAAAAATAACATTCAAGGTTATACGTTCGATCCAAATAATCCACCCGCCACAGATCAACCGCAAATAGTAAAAAATTCTTATCTTCTTCAAAAAAACGCGTACCTGATCCAATCAGATATAGACGCTTTTGTAAAAGGAGAGCAATCAGAAATATTGATTAAAGCTTTAATTCAAGAGGTAGAAGATCTTTCTTCGTATCTAGATGATTTATTCGATCCAAAAAGTCCATCGTCTATTTCAAATAAGGATTTACTTACAGCATTTCCTACATTGTTAGTAAGTAATTTATATCTCAATCAAGCTTTACAGTATTTTAGTGGAAGCGTTAATAGCTCTACTCTGACTACTGGAAGTATTCCGACTGTAATGACTTATGTTAACAATGTTAGAACTCACTGCGTAAAAATACAGTCAATAAACATATATTCTAGCTACGGATATTTCACAAATCCTGCGCTAGTCGCTAGCTCTAATGCTGTTAATTCAGTATTACAAACCCAACTAAAACAATTAAATGGCTTAATAGGAAATGATATTTCTAAATTAGTACCTACACTGCAAACTGTAAGACAACAAGCAATTGCAATAACTCAATACTGTAAAATGGTTTTATCCACAGTTAGAACTGCTCAATCTTACGTAAAAATTGCTACTACTTTAGTCAAAGTTTTTACAGTAATATCTAATTTTTTAAAGTCTTTACCGATTCCTAGTACTTTTACTGTCGTAGGTCTTAGCGTAAGATTTAGTGACGCTTTAAAAAAAATAGATGATTTAATTGATACTGTAATAAGGGATCTTACTTCTTTATCAGGACTATTAAATTTATTGGTAGCTACCATCTCAGACATTTCTGCGGATATAACAACAATCATTGACGACATATCTAAAATAATAGCTAATTTACAGTCTTGCTCAAATGCTCCAAAGGGCTTAGTAGACGACCTAAAATCTACATTAGATTCTTTACAAACTACAAACGATCAATTAAATAATTTTGTTCAAAATAGTTTAGATAAAGCAAATAATCTTAA